CCATGGAGCCGCCCGATGACGTGGAGTGCGATGGCGGCATGGTGCCGTGTGGTCGCTGCGGTAGGACGGGCGTGGACCCGCTGGCAGGCCGCGTGGTCGACCCGTGGGAGAGCGACTCCTGTCGCGACTGCTCTGGTGATGGGCACGTGACGTGCCCGGGATGTGGTCGGGCGTTCAAGTCGCCCTGGGCCCGCTGACAACAAGGGCGAACGCCCGGAGGTGTGCGATGAGTGAGCAAGCGAAGATCGCGACGAAGATGGCCGCAGCGGCGAAGCGGATCGGGTACGGCGTGGCCAAGGATGGCCGCAACGATCACCAGAAGTACGACTACACCTCGGCGGCTGCACGGCACGCGCTCTGCTAGCTGCGCGGTGGATAGCCGGCACGAAGATCGCTCTCCCCGGCGGTGGCGTGGCCATCGTGTGCACCAGGGGGCAGCGCCGGAAGGTGTGCGGCACCTGCAAGCGGGGGACGGCCACGAAGCTGTGCGACTTCCCCCTGAAGGGCTCGAAGGCTGGGAAGACGTGCGACGCCCCGCTCTGCGACTCGTGCGCGGTGAGCGGTGGCCCGGACATCGACCACTGCCCGCCGCACGCCCGGGTCATCGCCTACGCGACGCCCAAGTAAAAACGCAACGCAGCGAAATGTCCTGGTCCTTGGTTTCGGGGTGTGGCATTGTTCGGTACCGGCTCGGAGCCGGAGAAAGGCAAGACACGATGACGATGGAGTACACGATCAAGCGCCCCGAGAGCCCCTGCTACCTCGCCCAGAACGAGGAGCCGGACGGGGACTGGACCGATAGCCTGTGGTCCGCCTGGGGCGGCACCCTGAAGCAGGCTCTCACGATGGCCGCCGGCCTGGTGGCCGCTGGCGAGGTGGCGAACCCGGAAGTGGTCGAGATCCGCCGGGGCTCGAAGGTGGGCGAGCTGGTCGAGGGAGCCACGATCAAGCTGTGAGGGGAAGGCGCCCGGTGCTATGGTGGCACCGGGCGCTGGCCCGCAACGAAAGGCAAGGCATGGAACACACGAAGGGCATCATCCGCCGACTGGAGAAGCTGACCGAACACGGTCACCGGCTCTCGGAGGTCTTCACCGACTGGGTCGCGGCGATGGCGCTGGCCTACGCTGGCGTTGGCGACGTGCACGCGGCGGTCACTGGCATCCGGGACACCCGGGAAGCCGAGTACCTGCGCATCGCGCGGAAGTACGGCGCCGAGATGGCGCTGCTGGCCGAGGCCACCGGGCTGCTCGCCATGGTGTTCGAGGATGGCCCGGGGGACCACCTGGGCAGGCTCTACATGGACATCGGGACCCCGAACGACCGGCTGGGGCAGTTCTTCACGCCGTACGAGGTGAGCCGCGCGATGGCCGCCATGAGCCTCTCGGACATGTCCGAGCTGCTGGCGACCCGGGACTATATCACCCTGGGCGAGCCCGCGTGTGGCTCGTGCGGGATGGTCATCGCGGTGGCCGAGGAGATGCGTGCGCGCGGGCACAACCCGCAGCAGCAGCTGGTGGTCCACGCCACCGACCTGAGCATGACGGCGGTGCACATGGCGTACGTCCAGCTCACCCTGATGCACATCCCGGCCATGGTGGTGCACGGCAACACCCTCACGCTGGAGGCGTTCTCGGTGTGGCGCACGTTCTCCTGGAGCGCGGGTCACTGGGACCTTCGGCGCCCGTTCCGCGAGCGCGGCCGCACCACCCTCGACACCGACCCGATGCCGGTCGTTGACGTGGCGGTCGAGCAGGGGCAGCTCCAGCTGTTCGGTGGACTCCATGGCTGACCTGCTCACCCGGCTGCGCGCCGTCGTGGCGGCCGACAACGCCATCGTCCAGGCCAAGGCCGACCGCCGCGCCCAGGACATCAGGGTCTACGGCGAGCAATTCGGGCGCCGCACGTACTCTCGGAGCTTCTGGCGCGGGCTGTACGCCACCCGGGAGCGCGCCGAGCGCGAGCTGTGGGGCACGCACGCCGACGACCGGGTGAAGGTCGCCCGCGAGATCCTCGTGGCCATGAACGAGCTGGACGCCCTCCCATGCCCCACCTGCAACGGGGCCTGCACCCTGGACGGGCTCCTGCCCTGCGGCGGTTGTAGGGGGCTGGGAACGCGAGGTGGAGCCCATGACTGACCGCCCCATCCGCCTGAAGATGGGCGTGCTCCAGGCATCGGCCGTGGACATGTACTGCCTCGACCCCGCGCACGAGGGCGAGTTCCTCGGCACCGTCGAGGGCGACGTGCTGGTGGTGGCGCCCGAGCACGCCCAGGCCGTGTGGGAGTGGCTCATCGACGCCGGCAACAGCCTGGACGACGAAACCCACCAGCAGGACCGAGACCTTGAGGACCGGCGCACAGCACGGCAGTGGCGCGACGCCCTGCACACTCTCACCTGCCGACTCGGCAGCAAACTCAAGGCCGCCGAGGCGGCTAGAAAGGTAGCGTAAGAAAATGAACAAGCGAATCAGCGAGGAAGACGCCGACTTCAAGTCGGTGCGTGAGGAGTGGGCGAAGCGGGCGAAGGCGTGTCGCACGACCGACGACCTGAAGGCATTCGTGGACGAGCTGCTGGCCAACACGTACGACTACGGCAGCATCGTGCACGCCTGCTTCGCCGCAGCGATGGCCGGGTTCAACGTCATCGAGCACGGCCCGCAGGGCGGCATTACCGGGTTCCAGGCCGGGTGCCTGATGTGGATGTTCATCCGGCAATTCGGCTCGCACGGGCCGGACGCCATCCTGCACCTGAAGGACTGGAGCAACGCGCTGTATCCCCAGTACGAGCCCGAGTTTGCCCACACGATGCACCCGAAGACCTGGGACCGGCTGATGGAGCTGGCCAAGGAGAAGATCGCCGAGGCGGGTGGGCGCAAGGACTTCGTGCACTCCAACGTCCTAGCCCACTGGGAGTCCATCGCGGCGGGCAAGGTGCCGTTCGGGCTGACCATCTCGGCGAGCAGGGGCAGCTGAACCGTGAAGCAGCCCATCCCGATCCCAGTGCCCTACGTAGACCTGCGCCCCGTCACCCGCGACGCAAAGAAGGTGGTGTCCACGATCTACGTCACGGACGAGTTCCACGCACGCCACCTGTGGCTGACGTGTGGTTCGCTCACCATCAACAAGTGCCGCGAGCACTCCATCGTCGGCGCGCGCCTGGCGAATGCCACCGACTTCGAGCACGACTCGGCCTGGGCGTTCCGCTTCGAGGCCATCGGCCTGACCTGGAGCGGAGACATCAGCAGCGGCTGGACGCACTGGCCGCGCGGCAGACGACAACGGCGAAGGCCGAGAAGGGCAAGGCGTGAATGAGCTACGTCAACGGTGGGATCACATGGACACATCCGACACGCGAGCAGACCTATGGGCACTGCCTGGAGACGGGCGAACCCGAGGATATCGCATCGCTGGAGATGGCGATCCGCGTGGTGCGTAATCGCCTGGAGACGCTCGGGTGGGACTGCTCGCCCGATGCCGACCCGATGACCGCTGACTACTGCCCTGACTGTTGTCAGGGTACCCACTGGAGGCACTGATGCGCGACCCCGAGGCCATCGCATGTGAGCCTGCGCAGCGGCGATCACGGCCCGTGGTCGGAAGCCCATGGGGGCCCTGGTCAGCGTGGTGCACGTGGGCCCGGACGTGACGGTGATGGACGACACGCCATCATCGTGCCGCACGGGTTCGTGACCCCGCTGATCGGAGCAGCGCACCGCATGGCGATCCAGTGCAACAACCTGATCGCCGTGCAGCAGACCCTCGACCGGGTGACGACCGACCCGGACGGCAAGGAGACCCGTGAGGTTCTCCGGGACGACCGCAAGACAGACGCGGAGTCCACGGTCCCGTACTGAACGAGACACGGATGACGTTGAAACGAGGTCGGGGCTTGCGTCTCGGCCTCGTTTCACGTCAAGCTCGTGGCATGAAGCCGATCAAATGTGACCGCAGACTGGAATGGGACTCCGCACACCGGGTGACCCGCCACGAGTCCAAGTGCCGGACCCTCCATGGGCACCGCTACGTGGCCATCATCGAGTGCGAGGCCGACGAGCTGGACCACGCGGGCCGCGTCGTGGACTTCGGCGTGATGAAGGCACAAGTGGGTACCTGGATCGACGAGAACCTGGACCACGCCACCATCTGCGCCTCCCACGACCACGCCCTGATCAAGTTCTGCCGCGATGCCACCGCTCAGGAGGGCCACCGACCCCCGTACCTGATCGACGGGGAGCCCACGGCGGAGAACATCGCGAAGCTGCTCCTGGGCGTCTCCCAGCGCCTCCTGGAGGGCTCCGGGGTGCGCGTGCTGAGCGTCCGGGTGTTCGAGACGCCCAACTGCTCCGCGACGGCTGAGGTGTCTTCGTGACCGCACGTGTCCAAAATCCCGGTGTCACGAATCCTGGCGAGGGCCTGATTCACCCGTCGCTGCTCGGCCTGGCCGTGCCCATCGACTCGCTGAAGCCCGACCCGAGGAACGCCCGGTCGCACTCCGAGCGGAACGTGGGCGCCATCGAGGAGAGCCTGAAGGCCCATGGGCAGCGGAAGCCGATCGTGGTCCAGCTCCCGGGGCGTGTGGTGCGCGCGGGGAACGGCACGATGACGGCCGCGCTCCGGCTGGGCTGGACGCACCTGGCCGCCGTGATGGTCGAGGAGTCCGACGCGGACGCGCTGGCGTTCGCCATCCGGGACAACCGCACGGCCGAGCTGGCGGAGTGGGACCTGGAGGTGCTGGCCGAGGGCATGCACACGCTGGCGGACTCGGGCATCGCCCTGGAGTCGCTGGGCTTCGAGGCCTACGAGTACGAGACCCTGATGAGCGTGGACTCCTGGGAGGCGCCCGAGAAGGACGGGACCCAGCACGGGGACAAGCGCATCAGCCTGTTCTTCTCGGCCGAGCAGTGGGAGCAGCTGGAGGGGCTGCTGAAGTGCAAGCCGACCGCCGAGGAAGTCTTGGAGCGGCTGAAGGGGTGACGCAGTTCTACTTTGCTTACTGCGGGAACAAGAACGTGGAGGTGGCCACCTTCGCCAAGCGGCCTCCGCTCGCCCGGCTGGTCACCACGCACTCCTACAAGGCGTGGCTGACCACGGGGGCGGTGGCCAGCAGGTGGTGCTTGGACTCGGGCGCGTTCGAGGCCCTGAGTCAGGGCAAGAAGATGGACTATGAGCGATGGGCTGGCGTCGTCGGGCAGTGCAGCCCAGACGAGGTGTTCGGGCTCGACGTCATTGGCGACCCGCGCGCCACCAGGGCGAACGTGGAGCGGGCCTGGGCCGATGGGATCAAGGCCATCCCGACCTTCCACTACGGGTCACCATGGGAGTACCTGGAATGGGCAGCGCGCTCGGCCCCGAAGGCTGCGCTCGGTGGCGTAGCCCGGTTGCACCGTGGTCGGCGTGTGCCGTGGTTGCAGGAGTGCTTCCGCCGCACCTGGCCTGCTCGGTTCCATGGGTTTGGGATCGCGGACGCTGCTGCCATGGCGGTGCCCTTCCACACGGTTGACGCCGCCACGTGGTTCACGACCCCGCTGCGCGCGATGGGGTATCGCACGTACGCCCAGGGCGAGCTGACGCAGGTGTCGGCTCGGCGTGTGCCACGGTCCACGATGCACAAGGACGCCGCCTCCAACGACCTGTTCGGCGAGGTGGAGTCGTTCCTGCGGTTCGAGAAGGCCGTGCGCTTCCGGTGGCGCCGCGAGATGGAGCTGCTCGACCAGCTCCCCACCGAGTGGTTCGTATGACCGAGTTCTACTTCGCGCTGGCGCACACCACGATCGACCGTCGCTCGTTCGGCTCACGGCCTGGGCAGGCTCACCTCGTGGCGCTGCACCACTACCGCACGTGGGCAGCGATGCGGGACGAGACCAAGCCTCGGAAGTGGTGCCTGGACTCGGGCGCGTTCGAGGCGTTCTCCCAGGGTAAGCCGCTCACCTACGAGATGTGGCACGAGGTGGCGTCGGTGTGCGACGCGGACGAGATCTTCGGGCTGGACGTGATCGGCGACCCGAAGGCCACCCGCGCCAACGTCGAGCGCGCGTGGTCGGACGGTATCCGGGCCATTCCCACGTTCCACTACGGCTCCCCCTGGGAGTATCTGGAGTGGGCGGCCACCAGCGCCCCCAAGCTGGCCCTGGGCGGCGTGGCTCGGCGGAACGACACCGAGCGCATGCCGTGGATCACGGAGTGCTACCGGCGGGCCTGGCCGATGCGGGCCCATGGGTTCGGCATCGCGAGCGCGGCTGGGGTGAACACCGTGCCGTTCCACACGGTCGACGCGTCGTCGTGGTTCGCCGGGGCGCGGCGGTTCAAGCGGTCCACGACGTTCAGCCGGGGACAGCTCGGGAAGGTCAAGCGCGTCCGGGTGCCCTCGGCGAGCATGGACGACCTGGCCGGCGAGATCGATGCCTATCTCCAGCTGGAGAAGTGGGCGCAGTTCAAGTGGCGGAAGGAGATGGAGCTGCTTTCATCCCTCCCCACGGACTGGTTCGTGAAAAGGTGAAGTCATGAAAGCAAACGCGGTGGTGCTGCTGAGTGGTGGGCAAGATTCGACGACGGCCCTGTTCTGGGCCAAGCGGGAGTTCGGGCAGGTGCACGCGCTCTCGATCTGGTACGGCCAGCGCCACGCGGCCGAGCTGAGCGCGGCGGAGGCCATCGCGGACTCGGCCGGGGTGCCGTGGACGAACTACACGCTCCCCGTGGGCGTGTTGGGCGTTGGCAGCGCCCTGGTGGTGCAGGGTGGGGGGCTGGCCAATACGCCCCACCTGGCGGCGTCTGGTGGGCTTCCTGACGCGGAGATGCCCCATGGCCTGCCCACGTCCTTCGTCCCGGGCCGGAACATGGTGTTCCTGGCGCTGGCCGCCAGCATGGCCGCCGGCATGGGCGCCCGCCGGGTGGTGACCGGGGTGTGCCAGACCGACTACTCGGGGTATCCCGACTGTCGCGAGGTGTTCATCCAGGCGATGGCGGAGGCTGCGTCGCTGGCCATGCCGTCCAGCATGCGCCCGATGGAGATCGTCACTCCCATGATGGGGCTGACGAAGGCGCAGACGGTCGAGCTGGCCATGGAGCTTCCCGGGTGCATGGAGGCCCTGTCCCTCTCGGTGACCTGCTACCACGGGAAGCGCCCGGGGTGTGGCACCTGCCCGGCCTGCTTGCTCCGCGCGGCGGGCTTCCGCGAGGCGGGCGTGCCCGACCCGGCCGAGGGGGATGTGCTGTGAGCTACATGGTCAAGCACGTGTTCCCGACGATTCAGGGCGAGGGGTACCACGCGGGCACGCCCTGCGTGTTCGTGCGCCTCGCCGGGTGCAACCTCTGGAGCGGCCGCGAGCAGGACCGGGCTTCGGACGCCGCACGCAACGGGGCGCACTGCCCGGTGTTCTGCGACACCGACTTCCGTGGCGGCCGACGCATGACGGCGCCCGATGTGGTGGCGGCGGTCGAGGCGGTGTGCGGGCCCTCGCGCCACGTGGTCATCTCCGGCGGGGAGCCGCTGCTGCAGATCGACGACGAGCTGCTGCTGGCGCTGTTCGCGGTCGGCTTCCGCGTGGCCATCGAGACGAACGGCACGGTCCCCTACAAGGGCGACGCCGCCGTGCTGAACCGTGCGTGGGTCACGCTGAGCCCGAAGCGGGAGCGAGCCCACACCGCGCTGCTGTGGGCGAACGAGCTGAAGTTGGTCATCCCGGACTACAGCCCGGCTGACTGGGAGCTGTTCACCGCCGCGCACCGCTTCGTGCAGCCGCGCGCGCACACCACGCACCGCGACACGCAGAGCGAGGACGACGCCGTGGCATGGGTCATGGCGAACCCGGGCTGGCGCCTGAGCGTCCAGCTTCACAAGGTGCTGGGGGTCGAATGACACGGGATCCGAACCACACGCCCTCCCGCGAGGAGTCCATGGCCATCGCGGCGGCGGGCCTGCTGCGCGGGGCAACCCGTGGCGTCCAGCTCGACGAGGAGGTGAATCAGAACACCCCGACGCGGATGGCCAAGGCCCTCGGCGAGCTGCTCGACGGCTACGACACCGACCTGACGAAGCTGTGCACCACGTTCCCGGCGCCCAGCAGCGACATGGTCATCGTGCGGGACATCCCGTTCTCGTCCATGTGCGAGCACCACGTGCTGCCCTTCCGGGGGACCGTCAGCATCGCCTACGTGCCGAACGGCAAGATCATCGGGCTGAGCAAGGTGCCCCGCATCGTGCGGGCGTTCTCCCGCCGGCTGCAGGTGCAGGAACGGCTGACGTTCGAGGTGGCCGAGCAGCTCGACGAGGTGCTGAACCCGCAGGGCGTGCTCGTCGTGGTCGAGGGTGTGCACTCGTGCGCCGAGCTGCGGGGAATCGAGACGCGGGCCGAGATGGTCACGTCTCACTGCCGGGGCCTGTTCCGTGACGACCAGGCCCTCCGCGCCGAAGCGATGGCGCTGCTGAAGAGGTGAGCGATGGCCGGCAAACGACCAGCACGGGAAATCATGGAGGAGCGCCTCGCGGACTGCGAGACGCACCTTGTCCGCCTCCGCGTCTCCGACCGCGTAGAGATCGCCATGTCGAAGAAGTACAGCGTCTCCCGCCGTACGGTTCGGCGGTGGGTCCACGCGATTCATGAGCGATGGGAGGAGGAGAGCCGCGACGACACCGCCAGCAAGCGGGCCATGCGGCGCTCGGACTACCGTGCCGTGCTGAACGAGACGCTGGCCATGGCCCTGAACCACGTCGAGACGCACACCACGACCATGCCGGACGGCACCGTGATCGAGAAGAAGGTGCCGAAGCCCGACCTCCGCACCGCGCTCAACTCGGTGTTCCAGCTTCGGAAGCTGGACGGCGTGGACGCGCCCGAGGCCCCGCAGCGCATCGACGCGACGCTGAGGCACACGGCGAGCCCGGAAGACCGGGATGAGCTGACCGCGTTCCTGCTGGGGCGGAAGGCGAACCCGCCGGGGGCCTGATGGCCTACCGGCTCCCGGACGGCATCACGCTGGAGGGGCTCGCCCCCGCCGCGCTCGAACAGATGGCGGCCATGCTGGAGCAGCGTGGCTCGCTGCCGTTTGTGGCGGACCCCAAGGCGTTGGGCGGCCTGAACGACAAGGCCCTGAGCCAGATGGCGCGCTCGCTGGACGAGCTGCAGGTGCTGGCGGCCCGCGAGTCGGCCGCCGCGTTCGTGCAGTACGCGTTCCGCCACGAGGAGAGCGACGACCTACTGGAGAACGCGCCCCACCACGACGAGTGGCACAAGTTCCTGGACGACAACGACCGGGCCATCCTGTTCGCCCCCGTCGAGCACGCCAAGACCCAGCACATCGCCGTGGGCCGGGTGCTGTGGGCCCTGGGCAAGAACCCGGGCGCGCGCCTCGCGGTCATCTCCCTGACGCAGGAGCGGCACGCGGACAAGATCGTCGGGCAGATTCGCCGACACATCGAAACGAACCCGCGCGTGTGGAAGGTGTTCCCCGAGCTGCGCCAGAGCGACGACCTGCACGACCCATGGGGGCAGAGCCGGCTGGTGGTGGCGCGCGACACGAACGCCAAGGACCCGAGCGTGCAGGGGCTCGGCATCTACGGCCCGATCAACGGGTCCCGCCTCGACGGCATCGTGCTCGACGACGTGCTGAACTTCGAGAACACGCGCACGGCGGAGCAGATCTCGAAGCTGGTGGACTGGCTCGACTCCGAGGTGTTCACCCGCGTGACCGATGGTGGCTGGATTCACTGGATCGGCACGCCATGGACGCCGCTCGACCCGATGCACACGGTGGCGAAGCGTTCGGGCTGGGCGAGCCGGCGGTATTCGGCGGTGCTGAACCCCGACGACCCGATGGACCAGTGGCGGCCGATGTGGCCGGAGCAGTTCTCGCTGAACCGCCTGACCAAGATCTACGCCGGGACCACGCCGCTGAACTTCGCGCGCAAGTACCTGTGCCAGGTGCGGATGGACGCCTCGTCGCGGTTCCAGCAGTCGTGGATCGACGCGGCGTGCGCGGCGGGGCGGCGGATGCACCTCACGAAGCGCCACCCGATCGGCCCGAGTGGCCGTCCGCTGCGCTGCTACACCGGGGTAGACCTCGGCGTGGGCCAGAAGGAGAGCAACGACCTGACGGTGCTGTTCACCCTGGCGGTCGAGGAGAGCGGGCGGAAGCGGGTGCTGGACATCCAGTCGGGCCGCTTCACGGCGCCCGAGATCCTCCAGCGCATTCAGGGCGTGGTGTCGGCCTACGGCTCGATCGTGTACGTCGAGGACGTGGCGGCGCAGAACTTCCTGCTCCAGTGGGCCAGCTCCCAGGGCCTCCCGGTGCGCGGGTTCACCACGACCGCCGGCAAGAAGTTCGACGAGCACTTCGGCGTGGAGTCCATCGCGGTCGAGATGCGGAACGGCGGCTGGGTCATTCCGAGCGGCGACCCGGGCTCACCGCTGGCTCCCGAGCTGGAGGAGTGGATCCGCGAGATGCTGTATTACTCGCCCGAGTCGCACACCGGGGATCGGCTCATGGCGAGCTGGTTCGCCCGCGAGGCCGCCCGAGCTGGTGGCGCGCCGCTGTACCAGCACATGGACACGCAGACCCGATAACGGTACGCTGAGGCACCCTCCTGAGAAAGCAGAACTCATGATTTTCGACTTCCGACGAGACTTCGATGCGCCACCCGGAGAGACGGTCCCGGACGCGAAGAGCCAGCCCAACCTGACGATTCCGCGTTCGTGTGCCATGAGCGGCAAGCCGCCGAGTGGCATGGCGTTCACGTTCATCAGCAACACCGCTGCCGGGAATGTGCAGTTCACGCTCTACGCCCTCGTGGAGTCGAGCGACGACACGAACGCGGTAGACGACTTCGCCCAGAAACAGGAGCAGCCGAACCTGTGGGTGGCCGTGAACAGCGTGTCCCCGGGCCACGGCAGCACGCACACGATCATCACGAACCTGACGCCTGGTCGGTACTACGTCCGAATCACGGGCGGCACCGCGCTCAGTGGCGGCATCCTGCTGGGAGCGACGATCTGATGCGCGCCGTACTTCCCATCCTCGCGCTGGTGCTGGCGGTCCTGCCGGGCTGTGGAGCCAGCGCCATCCGGCATCAGAGCTACATCGCCGAGGGGGCGGATGACGCCGCCGAGCTGGCCCGCGAGGTGGTGCTGGAGCTGCGCGCGGAGGAACTGCGCGACGTGGGCCGCCGCGCCATCGCCGAGGGTCGAGACGTGCGCGCGGAGGTGGCCGACGCCGCCGAGCAGTTCGACACGGGCCCGGTCATGACCGCGTTCAACGTGTTCGTGAACCTGAAGATCGCGTACACCCGGGGGCTCCTCCTGGCGCTCCAGGAGCGACGACCGAGCTTCGCCGGGCTCATACCCATCGCAGCCGACATGGCGCGGGCATGGGGCAGCCTGAGAGCCGCGCTGGGACAACGTGGGGACCGCCTTCCAGCTACACCAGGAGCCACGCCATGAGCGACGACACCATGACACCGAAGTTCCTGCTGGACGGGTTCGCTGCGGCTGCCCAGACCATCGGCAACACCGCCACCGACCCGCGCGTGAAGGTGGCTGGGCGCGCGGCGGCCGTCATCCTGCGCCTGGCCTCGAAGCTGCTCGACCGGCGCACGCCCGAGCAGGTGCAGGCGGTGCTGCAGCGCATCCTCGACAACGGCGTGCAGCCGCTGAAGCAGGCCGAGCTGGACGAGCAGACCGAACGCATCCTCGCCGAGCTGGCGCAGGAGGCTGAGCCCCGCTAGGCTGAGCTTCGACGAAACGCTACGGACGGCGCCCCTCCAGGATGGTTCTGGGGGGGCGCTTTCTTTCGTGTGATGGACAGGCTCGGTGTGCCCCGGTAGAGTTCGCGCATGGCTAACCACGTGCTGCTCCAAGACTGGTCCGGGGACATCGGCAACCTGACCGGCTGGTGACTCAGGCTAGTTGATCGCGTACGCTTGCCCCATGCCGCCGCAGTTCACGTCGATCCCTCGTACACCGCTCGCCTTCCTGTGCGAGAGCGACCGCTTCATCTCGCTCGACCGCGCCGAGGCTTACTTCCGGGGACGCCAGGACGACGGCAAGCCGTACGACTGGGATGGCAACCTCAGTGGGTACGGCAACGAGGTCTCCATCAACGCGGGCTACGTGGTGCCGCACAAGCTGCGCCGCCCTGATGCCCGCTACGACGTGGGCCGCCTGATCGTCCGCCGGCTGACGTCGCTGGTGTTCGGGCAGGACCACTTCCCCGAGCTGCGCATCGAGGGGGACGAGGAGGCCGAGGACTACGTGCGCACGCTGGCGTCCGAGGCCCGCCTGAGCACGCGCTTCGCGGAGGCCCGAGACCTCGGTGGCGCGACCGGGACCGCCTGCCTCAGCTTCGGGTTCGTGAGCGGGCGCCCGCGAGTCCAGATCCACAATGCCAAGCACGTGGTCGTGCTGCGCTGGGCCGACGAAGACGAGCTGCGCCCCGCCGAGGTGCTGAAGGCCTTCGCGTTCCCGAAGTCGGTGTACGACCCAGAGTCAAAGAAGGTGGTGACGCAAACTTTCTGGCGCGTGCGGTGGTGGGACGAGACGCGCGAGATCACGTGGCGCGCCATCCCGCAGAGCATCGCCGAGGGGCCGAGCTGGCAGGACACCGAGCGCACCGAGATCGTGCACGCGTACGGGTTCTGCCCGTTCTACTGGATCCAGAACCGGCCGTGCTCCAGCGACTATGACGGCGAGGGGGACTTCGCTGGGCAGGAGTCCACCATCGACCGCATCAACCACCTAATGAGCGCGACCACGAAGGGCACGATCGCGAACGTGGACCCGACTCTCGTGATCCACATGGACCCCGCGATGAACCTGAACGGCAGCGTTCAGAAGGGCACGGGGAACGCGATCTTCTCGCCTAACGGCGCCGAGTACCTGGAGCTGAAGGGCACCGCCGTGGCAGCGGCCGAGCGCCAGATGGACCGCCTGGTGCGTTCGGTGCTGGACGTGTGTGGCGTCATCATGGCCGACCCGGACAAGCTCAGCGGCGCGGCCCAGTCGGCGCGCGCGCTGGAGATCCTGTACGCCCCCATGCTGGCCAACTGCGACATCCTCCGCGAGCAGTTCGGCGAGCACGGAATCAAGGTGCTCATGCTGGACATGCTCCGCGTGGCGCGGAAGTTCAAGACCGCGCTCGCCAGCGTGGACTCGGTGACGGGCAAGCCAACCCGGCAGGCCATCATCCTCCCGCCGCGCATGGAGTACGTCGAGGTGGAGGGCGCAGACGGCGAGACGGAGCGTCGGGAGGTGCCCATCGAGCGCACGCCCGGTGAGTCCGAGCAGATCACGCTGAACTGGCGGCCCTACTTCTCGCCCACGTGGTCGGACATCAACACGGCCGTGGCCGCCGCCAAGAACGCGAACGGCGGCAAGCCGGTCATCTCGCAGCGCACCAGCACGCAGACGGTGGCCCCGCTGTTCGGCGTGAAGGACATCGACGCCGAGATGGACCAGATCGAGAAGGAGATGGAGGAGTCCATCGAGCGTGCGCAGAAGGCGTTCGGCCCGGGTGGCGCCACGGGCGGCCCGCCGTTCCTCACCGGCGACCAGCCCGCCAAGCCCGAGCCAGACGAAGAGGACGACGAGGACAAGCCCGCGCCCGAGCCGCCCAAGGATGAGTGATGACCCTCGGCACCGTCACGCAACTCCTGGACGGCACTCGTCGGGACGTTGAGGCCATCTCGGCGCTCGGCGCCCAGCGCACGAACGCGGTGGCCCGCGAGCTGGAGAGCGAGCTGCTGGAGGCTCAGCGCAACCTCGCGCGCCAGCTTCGGCGGGAGGCTCGGCGCTTCGGTGGCCGGGCCGCGCGGTTCACCGGGGCCTCGGCGCAGTCGTACGAGCGGCAGATCGCGCTCTCCATCCGCTACCTCCAGGCCCGGATGGTGGGCCTGACCGAGCGGCAAGCCACGGACGCCATCAGCACGTCGATGAACCGCACCGTCCGCCTCATGGAGGGGCTGGAGGCTCGGTTCACCGGCATCCATCGGCCGCTGCGCCTCCGTGAGGCCGATCGGATGCGGAGCGTGGTGCGCGGCGCCCAGAGCACCCTGCTGCGCCACATCCCGACCAGCGTGGACAGGTACGGCCGGGACATGATCGGGCAGTTCGAGCGCATCATGCGCGTGGGCCTGGTGCAGGGGTCCAGCCTGGACGACATGACGGCGGCGCTCACCGGGCACGGCGGCCCGCGCGGGACCGTCTCCATGCGCGCCACGGTGACCCCGAGCGGCGTGCTCCGGCTGGAGGAGGCCGACATCCCGGAGGGCCTGTTCGTGCGGCACCGCTACTGGGCCGAGCGCATCGTCCGCACCGAGGTGATCCGCTCCTACAACGGCGCCCGGCTGGAGGGCATGCGGGCGATTCAGCAGGATGATTTCCCGGACCTACAAAAGAAGATCGTCGCCATCCTGGACCGGCGCACGGCCGCCGACTCCATCGCCGTGGACGGCCAGATCCGGGGCATCGACGAGGCCTTCGTGGACGGGGCTGGGCGGGTGTATCAGTACCCTCCAGCCCGCCCCAACGACCGCGAGACGGTCATTCCGTGGCGCCCGCATTGGGACCAGCAGGCCCAGGGAGCGCCCCGCCGCGAGCGCGAGGCCCTGGGCGAGCTGACGCCCCAGGAGCGCAACGACATCGTCAACGCCCAGCGGCGCACGGCCGGAGAGCCCCCGTTGCCGGCGCCCACGGGCCCCGTGACGGGCAGGACCGGCCGGACCGTACAGGATGTCCCCCCGGTGCCCGCGCGCCCACCTGGCCCACGTCCTGCGCTCCCTGCCGTGCCCAGGGTAGCCACGCAGCGGGAGGTGGAGGATCTGCTCCAGGGAACCCGCCACCGGGACCGCCCGTTGACGGTCGAGGAGACGCAGCGCCGCGCGCGTGGCGTGGTCGAGCGCATCCGCCGAAACCGGGACTCCGGGAAGATCGCCCGGCTGCAGGCCGAGGCCGTGGCCGAGTACCCCGAAGCGCGCGCCCGAGGACTGGCGTTCGGGCAGCGTGCCCGGGACATGGTTCAGCCGGCGCCGACCCGCGACGTGGAGCCCATGCGTCGGGTGCTGGCGCAGGCCCGGGGCAACGTCGAGGACATGAACCGCATCATGACCGGGCGGACCGTGCCGCTTGGCCACTGGGAGCCGGTGCGCCCCGTCGAGCTGGTGAAGACGGCCGGAGAACCCGGCTGGCACATCGAGGACGGGAACCACCGGCTACGCGCTGCGATGGATTCGGGGGCCACCGAAGTGAGGGCGCGGGTCATCGAGCGGGACGAGTCCGGGCGCACCGTGCGGGATGAGCTGATGGTCCTCACCCTCTGATTCTGGTACCTTCCGAATCCACGCCGATGCGGCGCACGAAAGGTAAGGCCATGAGCAAGAAATACATGGATGTCGAAATCAAGATGAGCGGCGGCGACTTCCGCGACTTCATCGTTGACGGCTACTCGCGTGTCCGAGGGGACATCGAGGACTACGACTCCAAGGTGGCCACGGTCGACATGACTGTGGAGCAGGCGCACCGTCTCGCGGAGCTGCTCCGCCCGATGGGGATGGACTTGAAGCAGGTGAGTGACGTGCGCATCGCTGGTGGCGGCGGCGGTGGCAGTGCGTCCTCGGTGACTGGCACTGGTGGCAGTGGCGGGTCCTGGGGCGGATCCGGCACCATCAAGGCCTCGGTGCAGCAAGCGGCGCGCCCGCGCTTCGAGGTCAAGTGGCACCCGAAGACCACGCACATTCGCACCTCGAAGGACGGGTTCCAGAAGGTCGAGGTGAAGCCTGCGCACATCAACGGCGGCCACTACGGGCTGGCGCTGGACACCACGCAGCACGTGCTGTGGTTCGTCTCGGACTCCCCGGATGACCTGGACAAGAACCGCCACCTGCTGCAGGCCCTCGCGGGCGGTGCGTCGTTGAACGGCGAGGCTGCGCTGCGCGACGTGCTCCGGGGCGAGCACATGACGCACCCAGCGGACATCAACGTGAAGCCCGTGCCGCCACGGAAGGAGCTGTTCCTCCAGTCCATCACGGTGTGCGCCGAGCAGGCGGTTGCCCTGGGCGCCTCGGCCCAGGAGCTTCGCCACGCGCTCTTTGCCGGGCTCGGGCTCGGCGACGACTGACCGGCGGTAGACTCCCCGACTTCGGGCTGATAGCATTCGCGGAACCCAGGAGTTTCCGCATGGCAAAGAGCGTCAGCATCCGAGGATCGATCACGGCGGGCAGCGGCCCTTGCTGCGGTGGTAGTGGCGCTGGCCAGTGCGCCGAGCTGCTGGAGCTGCTCGGAAGCTGTGGCGACGATGGCGTGGCCTTCACGGACGTGGTCACGCTCTCGCCGGTCATCGCGACGAGCGGCGACATCGGCCAGAACTTCGTCACCCTGGGCATCGACCTCGCCGAGATCGAGCTGCTCTATGTGAAGTCGACCGCGCGCGTCCGCCTGAAGATCGACGCTCGCCCGAGCACGATCCAGTGCGTCGGTGGCACCTATCCGACCCTCTTCGTGGGGACCGAGACGGTGCAGTGGTACCTGGACTCCAACCCGGTGATCAACGTGGCGTTCACCGCGTTGGACCAGAGCGTCGAGCAGGTGGCAGCGCGGTTCAACGCGGCGGCGGCGCTCGCTGGTCTTCCGACGCCACGCGTCACGGTGAGCAACGGGCAACTGTTCTTCACCGGCATCACGGCCAGCCCGAGCATCGACATTGCCCGCAACGCCTTCGTCACGACTGGGCCAATCAGCACGCGCCTCGGCCTGGCGAGCCCGCTCACCCCTGGGCGCGGCGCCGACGTGGACATCACGGGCCTGGCCGTGCTCCAGTTCCCGCGCTCCCCGAACGCACCCGTTCGCATCGACGCGAGCGGCAACGCAACCCTGACCATCATCGCAGCCGGGCGACCGGCGTAGGAGTCCTCACCATGTCCCGCCCGCTCAAGACCGTCATCTCGGAGGCGAACCCGAACCGCCTTCCCTCCGCGCTCCAGCTTCTGCCCCTCGGCATGGCGCTGGGCATCATCGCTCGCACCGTCCGGGTCCCGGTCGTGGCGAACATCGCCGTGCTGCCCGAGGTGGCGCGCGCGAAGACCCTCCTCAACGTCTTCGTGTCGGCCGGCACCGTCAACGGCCAGTTCGGCGTGCTGGCGCCCAACGCCACGCCGACGACCACGAACGCCGCCATCAACGCGCAGGGTAACGTGGCGTTCTTCGCCACCGATGCCGTGACCGAGGCGGAGATCACGTACATCGCCGTCGAGGGCGAGATCGTCGAGGACTCCCTGACGGTGGCGTCGAACGTCGGCCTGCTGCACGGCGGCCGCAAGGCCCTCGTGATCCTGTCGGCGTTCAACACGACCTCCGGCAGCTCGGCGCTCACGGTGCTGGCGCGCGGCTCGGCGAACCCGTCCGCCGGAAACACCCGCATCGACACCACGGGCGCCAGCCTGCGGTTCGAGGGTTCCGTGACCAAGGCGTCGATCCGCTACATCGCGGAGCCCATCACGCCGGTCGGCGTGGCGCTGGACTCCCAGGTCGAGTTCTGAGCGCAACCCGCTCGCAACGCGAGACGCCCGGTGTCACTATGGCATCGGGCGTCTCGCGTTTGGGGCGTCCGAAAGACGTGAAACGCCCCACGGAAACAGGGCGGGAATGGAAAGCATGAACACCCCCAACACCACGCCTCCGGCGACCCCGGACCCCTCGACGACTGCCCCTGCTGCACCCGTGGTGCCGCCGGCCGCCCCCGCTGCTCCTGCTGCGCCGGCCACTCCCTTCGCCGTGTTCCCCGACTCGGCGTCGTTCAACGCCCGCCTCGACCGCGAGACGCGCACCCGCCTGAAGGAGATGGGCGTGGAGGACCCCGAGCAGGTGAAGACGCTGCTGGCCGAGCACACGGCGCTGAAGGCCGAGGCCGAGAAGAAGCGGCTGGAGAACCTGTCCGAGCTGGAGCGCGAGAAGGAGGCCCGCACCAAGGCCGAGAACGAGCTGGCCGCCGAGCGCACGCGCGCAGCGAACGCCACGATGGAGACGCAGCTGTTCAAGCTGTACGCCGAGCACGGCGTGAAGAACTACGACTTCGCGACGTTCGCGATCTCGCAGGCCCGCGCCAAGGCGCCCGACCCGTCGAAGTTCGATGCGGCCGAGTTCCTGAAGACGCTGAAGGAGGACCCCGCTCAGGCGGCCGCGCTCGGCCTGGTGGGCGTGACGAGTGTCGGGGCGAGCACGACCGAGTCGACCAAGGATACGCCCCCGAAGGGTGCCCCGCCGCCGACCACGAAGCCGGTGAAGGACATGAGCCCGGAGGAGTTCCGCCAGCACGTCGAGCGCACGACGGGCTACACCCCGCGTTGACGAGCGCGTAGCCCGTGCGACGCCGAAGGGGGCAGTCGCTGGTGCAAGACGTGTTCGAGAGGGCCCCGCACGGCAACACACGTGCGGGGCCTTCGCCTTTGAAAATGCCCTCCCCCGCTTTGTCTTGCGCGGTGAGGACGACGCCTGTACGATTCAGCACAGTCTCCCAGGGAGCAGGCGCTCCCCCCGGATACGCGGACACCGGCGGTAACAGGTGGAAACCAGGACAAGGCGAGACGGCCCAAACCTTCCACACGGAGATTTCCCGTGACCGTTTCACTTCCCGGCATTCCGACTTCTGTCCAGAACCTGATCCAGCAGGACGTGCTGGAGCGCATGTTCCACGACTCGCTGTTCCCCGCTCAGCTCTTCCGCGCCGAGGCGCAGGCCGAGCTGTGGGAGGCGAACCTCGGCGAGTCGATGCTGTTCACGCGCCCCGGCCTCATCCCGGTGAGCACGAAGCCGCTGGTGCAGTCCAGCGACCCGACCCCGGCCAGCTACGCCTTCGAGCAGTGGCGTGCCGAGGCCGCTCAGTACGGCACCCCGCTCGACACCCACATGCCCACGTCGAGCGTGTCGCTCAGCTCGATGTTCATGCGGAACACGCAGCAGCTTGGCCTGAACGCGGGCCAGACGCTGAACCGCATCGTCCGCGACAAGCTGTTCCGCGCCTACCTGGGCGGGAACACGAATCTCGCCGTGGCGGCGCTGGCGGCGGCCACGCAGGTCGAGGTGGCCAGCCTGAACGGCTTCACCGAGATCGTGGCGAACGCGCGCCCGGTCGACGTGAGCGCCGGCAACCCGCTCGCTGTCACCATCGACGGCGTGGCGAACACCGTGATCGGCACCGTGCCGGTCAACGCGGCTGACCCGCTCGGCCGTGGTCTGCTCCTGCTGGGCACCCCGCTCGCCGCTCCGGCGGCCCTCCGCGCGGTCGTGCTGGCCGGCTCCCGTTCGCGCATCACGCGCGTCGGTGGCGGCACCAGCGTGGACGCCATCACGTCGGGCAACATCCTGGCGCTGCAGGACATCATCAACGCGACGGCTCGTCTGCGTCGCGCCAACGTCCCGACCATGCCGGACGGGTTCTACCATGTGCACCTGGGCCCCGAGGCCGAGGCGCAGATCTTCCAGGACCCGCAGTTCCAGCGGCTCTACGACGGCGTGCCCGAAGGTGCCGCCTACAAGGAGCTGGCCATCGCGCAGCTCGTCGGTTGCCGGTTCTACCGCAACAACGAGGTCCCGTCCGACGACAACTCGGGCAGCCTCGTGGCGACGGGTTCGAGCGCGCAGGGCTCCAGCGACATCGGTGGCGACGTGGTGAACGCGGCGGGCCGCGCCATCCGCCGCACCATCGTGATCGGCGGCGCGGCGGTGTACGAGAAGTACCTCGACGAGTCCCGCTACATCACCGAGGCGGGCGTGACGGGCAAGATCGGGAGCTTCTCGATCACGAACGGCGGCGTGCAGGTGATGACGGACCGGATCCGCTACATCATCCGCGCCCCGCTGGACCGCGCGCAGCAGGTCGTGGGCCAGATGTGGAGCTGGTCGGGCGACTTCGCGATCCCGACCGACCTCCTCACCGGCGACTCGGCCCGCTTCAAGCGCGCCGTCGTGATCGAGCACGCCTGACGCGGGCTGACCGCGCCCTCGCGGTGAGATAGGATGCTGGGGCGCCTCGACTTGGGGCGCCCCTTTTCCTTTGGAGACGAACCGATGACCACGACCCAGAACCTGGCCCAGATGGACCGCGAGCAGCTCAAGGCGTTCGTGCGCGAGCGCGGATGGGATGACGCCATCGACCTGCGCAAGAGCACCGAGGAGATCCGCGAGCTGTGCTCCGCGAAGGTGTCCACGGCCGACACCAGTCCCCCGCCCGCCCAGGACGCCCAGGACGCCACCGGAACGTCCGACACGACCGAAGGCCCCGGCGAGGGCGAGGCAACGCCACCTGCTGGCGTCCAGGGGCAGGAATCGGGTCTCCCGGCCGACGCCGCGCTGGCCCAGGGCGCCGAGGTGGTGTCCATGACCATCTTCGCGCTGCGCTTCGGGAAGCAGTCGCTGGCCGAGCTGTCGGCGATGGAGACCGAAGACCTCCGCGCGCTGTGCAACAGCATCGCCGAGGTGCTCACCGACGAAGAGGTGGAGCAGCTGGACGCCGAGTACCACGAGCTGAAGGCGAAGGGCACCACGCTCACCATGGAGGACGTGCTGAGCCTGGCCAAGAAGCTGGGGCGCGACCCGGACCTGCTCGACCCGCCGGCCGTGGACGAGGCCATGCTGGCGGCCGTGCCTGCTGCCGTCCGCCACTACAAGGTGGAGCGGTACTCGCGATGGGTCCGCGATGGCGTTGTCTACCAGCTCAACGCGGGCTGCCACGTCAGCACCATGTCGCACCCGATCGACGAGCTGGTGGCGCAGGGCGTGCCGCTCGTCGAGGTGGAGACGCCCGACGACTCCGACCCGGGCATCGGACACCGCTTCACCTGAACCATTCACTCCCGCTGAACACTTCACCCACGAGGACACCATGAGCACGGAACCGTTCACCGACGAAGAGACTGCCGACGTGATGCGGTTCCTGGGCTATCCCAACTGGAAGGCCATGTCGCAGTCGATCCAGTTGGGCTATCCGGCCGCCACGCAGCCGATGTTCCTCGTGATGGACTCGCTGCCGCGTCTGGCTGAAAGCTCCCGCCCGGCGGTCCGCGAGACGCTCTGCCAGCTGCGCTCGACCGATGCGCAGATCGGTACCGCGCGCGGCCGGATGAAGACCATCCGGGTGGGCGACGTGGCCATGAACGTCTCGGAGGCCCGCCAGCTCCGCGAGGAATACGTGTACTGGCAAAAGAAACTCGCGGACCTGCTGGGGGTGTTCGTGAACCCCTGCTCCTCGCTGGCCGGCGGTATGCCGGGTGGCATCAACGCGCGGGTGAGCGGGTGAGCAATCCGCGCCCCATCACCCCGAACACGGACCCGCGCATGCACGGGAACCCGGCGCCGGAGCGTTCGCTGGTCGAGGACATGGGCTCGATCGTGGACGACGCGCGCCAGATGGTCACCGACCTCGGCCTGCGCCCCTATCAGGTCTGGTCCGTGGTGGTGCGCTGGTCGGGTGGCGAGCGCGGGCGCGGGACGCCATCGGTGCGCTCGCAGTTGCAGTTCCTGCCCACGCCGAAGGTGGAGGGCATCGGGCGCGTGTCCAAGGATCTGCGAGAGGGTGGCAGCGTCGTGCGAGGCACCGTGCGGATGACGGAAGTGTCCCCGCGCTACACCGAGGACGACATCGAGCTGCTGTGCCCGCGCGCGTCGCTGGGCATCGGCGAGGAGCACTTCATCGAGGTGCGCCACGACGAGCGCGACGGGAAGACCGAGCGTCGCCGGTACGTGGTGAGCGCGCTGCCCGAGCGGCGCCCGGGTCGGTTCGACTGGGAGGTGCAGCTGACGAAGCAGGACGAGGACCGCACGCGCCGAGGGGTTCCCCGATGACGGTGCACCACGTCACGATCGACCAGTTCGCCCGCATCCTCACGCGGCTCGACGACAAGATCCAGCGCGCGGTGGTGCGCGGTCTCCAGTCGGCCGCGATGAAGCTGCAGGGCCTGGTGGTGACCGAGATCGACCGCGCCGAGCCGCACCCCGCCGTGGACCGTGGCGAGCTGCGCAACTCGACCAAGTACGAGCGCACCGAGTTCGGCGCCATCCTCTCCATGACCGCACCGCACGCGGGCATCATGGAGTATGGGGCCCGCCCCTTCTTCCCGCCGACCGAGCCGCTGGCGCGCTGGGCGCTCCGCAAGGGCCTGGCCGACGACGAGGAAGAGGCCCAGGAGGTGGCGTACGCGATCGCCCTCCACATCTCGCAGATGGGGATCGAGCCGCGCGGTTACTTCATCAAGGCGATCCAGACGCTGAAGCACGACGGCATCCTGGCGGCCGAGATTCGGCACGAGCTGGACACGCTGGCAAGGAGCGGGCGATGACGTTCGGAAAGCCACTGGACCAGCTCCTGTTCACGCCGATCGGCGTTCCTACCGTTGGACCGCGTGAAGCGATGGCCGAGTGCCTCGCCGAGTACATGCGCAGCGCGGTGTTCCGTGTGTGGGGCGGAGACGCGCCCGACGTGGAGCTGAAGCTGACGACGGTGCAGACCGAGTGGCCCGACGCCAGCGCCGAGCTGAACTACCCATGCGCCAGCATCGTCGAGCAGACCGACACCTTCCACGAGGGGCACAACTTCGTGCCCACGCCCCTGGAGGACACCCTCGGCGTGTACGACCCGTGCGGGCATGTTCCGGGGCTCCCGCAGACGGTCCTGTGGAAGATCTCGGAGGCCAGCGTCCACTTCCAGCTCGACTTCTGGACGAGCAACAAGCCAGACCGCCAGGCCATCGAGGCGGAGCTGGGCGCGCTGTTCTCGCCCGGCGAGGGACGAAGCGGTGCGCTCATCGGCGGGCACCCGCGCTACTTCGACCGCCCGGTGCGGTGCACGCTGCTGAGCCATCGTCGGGTCGATACGGGGACCACGACGTACGCGAACGAGCGCCGTCTTCAGTGTGCCGTTCGAGCGGAAATCGACATCGTGCGGCTCTACCGTGCAACACTGTTGACGCCGAGCGTCACGACCGACGCGACCGACCCGAACGACATGAGCACGTTGACCGAGAACCCGCTCCCGCCTGATCCGATCGTTCCCGGCTCGGGGGACGAGTGGCAGATCCAGGGTGGCGAGGCGTGGACCCTTCAGGGTGGCGAACCATGGGAGCTTCAGTAAATGGGCACAATCTGGACCAGAGATAACGGCGGGGCCCTGACGGGTACCGAGCGAATCGGAGCCGACAAGGCCAACTCCGGCAACTCAGCCGACTCGGTGCACTACACGACCGAGCAGCTGGCAGATTTCGGTGAGTCGCAAAACGCGGCGGTGCCCAGACCAGCGGACGCGAACACGCTGCTCAGCCTGGACGCGATCGCGGACGTCGCAAACTCCGCTGCCAACACGGCGACCATCGCAAACGCGGCTGCCGACAACGCGCAGGCGGCTGCCGACGACGCGCAGACCACGGCTGATACGGCGGCGGCGGCGGCCGTGGCGGCTCAGGACGCGGTCGATGCGATCACGCCCGCGTCCATCGGAGCGGCGACCGTGGCCGAGGCAGGCAACGCGCTGACCGCCGCGCAGAACGCGCAGAACACGGCAGACGACGCGGCCACCGCTGCCACGGCTGCCCAGGGCACGGCCGACAATGCGGTGGCGGCGGCGGGCATTGCGCAGGCCACGGCGGATGGCGCTGCCACGGCAGCGTCCACCCACTCAGCGCGGACCGACAACCCGCATTCCACCACGGCTGCGCAGGTCGGCGCCGACCCAAAGACGACCGTGCAGACCGCGCACACCGCAGCGACGCTCACGCTCGCGAACGCGGACAACAACCAGCACCGCGCGCTGAACACCGCGTCCAACAGCATCGCGATCAGCATCCCCGACACGCTGGCGTTCCCCTTCGTGTGGACGGCCCGCAAGAGCAGCGCGAGCAACAGCGTCACCATCACCACGGGCGCCGGGCTCATCACGCCCAAGGCCTCCGGCACGGTCCCGGTGACCGCAGTCGACGCGTGGATCACCGTCTTCGCCGAGTCGTCCACGGTCGCGGCGGTCTTCGTCACGGTGGCGACATGAACCCGCTGGCTCGCGCGATCATGAGGAGTGCTGGCGGCGCCGCGCCGTTCGCTTACAGCGACATCCCCAACCAACTCCTCCGCATCAACTCGCTTGAGGGCTCGCTGGTGTTCAGCGGTGCCGTGCTGACAGGCGTCACGGACGTTAGCCCCGTTGCGGGCACGGTGAACGTCACGGGGTCGCCGGTGTATACGGCGAGTGATGCGGGACTTAATGGGGTTCCGAGTTTCACTGCATCGAGTGGGAACTACGTCACATCACCGAATCTCGTGCGTAATGATGTTGTGTTTGTTGCGATGGTCGCATATCGCATTGATACGGGCGTTTCGTATCTGTGGAGACAGTCGGATGGAGGCAGCCCGCACCGCGGGTTCTTTAGCAACTCCAACACGATGGCTGCCGGTGTTAACACGACTCTGGTAGTGGCGGGAGAACCTCTGGCGGGTCGAAAGCGGGTGCTTGCCGGGATGCCGGGGTCCGTGATGGTCAATGGCGTCACGATAGGAGCGGCTGTCTCGATCACTGCTCCGGGCAACGGGATCGTGTGGGGATCCAACAGCATCGGATTAGTGCCGATGCGACCCGCTTTCGTCATGGCCTGCTCATCCGTCCCAAGCGCGCCGCTTCTCGCAGCGCTTGAAGCGAAACTCATCACGGACTTTGGATGAACCGCTGGCACATCACGATCCTCCTGTCCTGCGCCCTCGCCCTCTGTGCGTTTGAGTGCCAGATGAGCGTGCCCGGCACACCGCTCGCGCGCACGCCCGAGACCGAGGCGCTACACGCGGCTGTTGACGACGTCGCGTGGCAGTGGTCCGCTGACCCCGCGCTCCCGAGTATCGACACGCCGCGCTGCGACGTCGCGCTCTCCGAAATCGACCTGCGCACGGCGACCGAGCGCGAGTGGATCGACGAACTTCGCCTCTGCCCGATGATGCCGGACGGTTGCTCGCGCGCACCGGGCTGCACGGGCGGCTGCGCGACCGGGGTGGTGTACCGCATGGCGGGCGGCTGGCGCGTCTACCTCAGCCCGGGCGAGAGCGCGGACGGCCACGCCATCACCGTGCGCCACGAGGTCGCCCACGTGCTCTCGTGGTGCACCGGACGGGGGCTGGACTACTCGCACTCGCACGCTGACGTGTGGGGCGGCCAGGGCGTCGTGTGGCGCCGGGAGGATGGACGATGACAGACCCCGTACAGACCACGCAGCAGACCAGCGACGCCGTGGCCGCCACCGGAGTGCTCGGCGTGATCGGCGTATTCCTCGGCGCCGTGGCTGGCCTATGGCGCATCGTGTTCGGCACCCGCAAGGAGCGCACCGACGCGAACGAACGCGCCGCAGAGCTTGCCCTGCGCGCGGCAGAGCACGCCGAGGATCATGCCGAGCGGGCTGATGAGCAGAGCGCCGTATACAAGCGCGAGCGCCTGACGTGCGAGGAGCAGCTACGGGCGATGGGCGCACGCATCGATCGCCTAGAGCGCGACCACTCTGGCTGCGGGCCACGCATCGAGCACCTGGAGCGCGAGGCCCGCCTGAGCCGAACGATGCTCGCGGACCTCATGCGCAACGCCAGCACGCCACCCCATGGGATCTACACGCCCGAAGACGTACGCGCGGCACTCGCTGCGCAGGAGGACACCGGACCATGACCGACATGATGACCTGGATCACGACCCACTACGCGCAGATCGCAGAGGGCCTCGCCGCGCTCTACGTGCTCGCGTCCATCTACGTGAGTCTCACCCCCGGCAAGGCCGACGACGAGGCGCTGACCCGCGCGCGTGCGGTCATCGAGCGGCTCAGCTTCCTCCAGCCGAAGGACGCTCCGGGCCTGCTCTCGGCGCCGGGGCGGAAGGCGAAGCGATGAGGGTCACCGCCTGGTTCGCCTGCGGGGCGGCCATCTCCCTCGCGCTCGCCCTCTCCGGCTGCGGCATGTCCCACCTCGAGCGCCACACCACGGCGGCCGGCATCCTCCACGCGGGCACCGGGATCGCGGCAAGCGTCGTGGACCAGGGCGCGCGCGAGGCTGCGTCCCGTGCTGGCGACGCCGACGAGCTCACGGAGGCCCTGCGCCCGTGGCGGCAAGCAGAGGCCGTGCAGCACCTAGCAGCGGCGGCGGTAGACGCCTACGTGGCCGAGGTGCTGGTGATGGCTGCCACGGACGCGGGCGAGCCGGACACCACCCGCGCGCTACGTGCCCTGCGCGGCGCTGTGAGCGCGTATGCGGCCCTGGCTGACCTACTGGCTACCCTCGGCGTGGACCTGCCGCCCGTGGCTCGTGTGCTGGCGGTGGTGGGGGGTGCGTTCTAGTGGACCTCGTCGCACCGTTCCCCTACTTCGGCGGCAAGCGCAAGGTCGCGTCTGCGGTGTGGTCACGCTTCGGCGAGGTGCGGAACTACGTCGAGCCGTTCTGCGGGTCGGCGGCGATGCTTCTAGGCGCGCCGAGCGGCAAGCGCACGGAGACGATCAACGATGCTGACGGCTTCGTGGCCAACTTCTGGCGCGCGGTCCGCCATGCGCCCGATGAAGTCGCGCGGCACGCCGACTACCCTGTGATCGAGGCCGACCTAGAAGCCCGGCACGCGTGGCTCGTGAACCGCTCCGAGCGCCTGCGTTGGCAGTTGGAGGATCCAGACTTCTACGACGCCAAGATCGCCGGGTGGTGGGTGTGGGGAGCGTGTGCCTGGATCGGCAGTGGATGGTGCGCAGGAACGGGACCGCATCACACGACGGGCGCCCAACTGGTGGACGTGCGCCAACTCCCGCACCTCTCCGCCGGCCAGGGCATCAACCGCCAACTCCCGCACCTCTTCGCCGGCAAGGGCATCAACCGCCAACTCCCGCACCTCTCCGCCGGCCAGGGCATCAACCGCCAACTCCCGCACGTCGGCAACGCCGGGCGGGGTGAATTCATCCGCTCGTGGATGGAGGCACTAGGGGAGCGCCTGCGCGACGTGCGCGTGGCCTGCGGCGGCTGGGAGCGCGTGCTCTCGTCCAGCGTCACGACGCGGCACGGGCTCACGGCGGTGTTTCTCGATCCGCCATACGCCAAGGGTGCCATGGACTACGCAGCGGGCGGCGTCGGCACCGACCTGAGCGCACGTGTCATGGCGTGGTGCGCCGAGCACGGAGACGATCCCGCGTTCCGAATCGCACTCTGTGGGCACGCCGAGGAGCACTCGCTCCCCGGCTGGACGTCGGTCGGGTGGTCGCAGAAGGGCGGCTACGCCAAGACGGACGCAGCCAAGGCCAACGCGCGCAGCGAGACGATCTGGTTTTCGCCGCACTGCACCCCCGTAGACACAGAGGCGCAGCTTCCGCTCGCGTCAGGAGCAACCGCATGAACACCGCCACCATCATGGATCTCGCATGGGAGGGCGCGCAGTTGGCCTTCCGCGCCATCATGGCCGCCCGGTCGCGACGGGACGCGGAAGCCATCGTTCACCAACTGCGCGCGCTCGGGCCTGCTCAGCGCGCTGACGTGGACGCGGTGGAGCGGGAGCGGCGCCTGGAACTGGCCGGCTTCGAGCCGGTGGACCCCGACCAGTTGGGCACGCTGCGCCGGCTGCGGCAGGACGAGCCAACGCAGGCCACCCGCGCGCCCATTGCGCCCGACTTCCACCGCGATCCCGACGCCTGCCAGGAGTGCCACCGCATGCCGTGCGTGTGCGACGTCCGGCCGCTCATCGGCGGTCCGCTGGGGGAGGGGGACTAGATGCCCATCCCGCCTGTCCCCGACACGGAGCACGTGGACGTCTTCACGCCGGGCCTCGGCTACCGGCAGGGCAAGCTGGTGGCACGTGGCGGGCCGGTGCGGGCCGTCATCGTCCACACGACCGGGGGCGGCATCCTCGCCCGCTTCCGGCGCGAGGGCGCAGCCAAGGGCGACACGGACCCCTTCGACACAGCGGTGCGCGTGTACACCAAGATCATGGTGGACTCGGGCCACTACGTGGTAGGGCAGCGCCTCGGGCAGATCGCGCAGGTGGTCCCCGAGAGCCACGTCGCGCGGCACGTCGGCTCGGCGGGCAGCGTGCCCTACCTGCGCACGTCTCCCTGGTACCCCGGCCGCGAGGCTGCGCGGTATGCCTGGTGGCACGATCGGTGGCAGGGCTACGACTCCCCCCGCGACCTCGCTGGCGGGCACCTGTGGGACGTGGGGCAGGCTGTGCCGGGGCGCATCGCCAAGGCCAGCTGCAACGCGCAGACCATCGGGATCGAGGTGGTGCCGCCGCTGGAAGGCGCGACGCGCGAGTGGTCCGCCGAGTGCTGGCAGAACATCGCCAACCTGATCCCGGACATCACCGACCGGCACGGACTGCCCCTCGCGCGGTCGTACGTGCTGACCCACTCCGACGCCCACCCGCTCAGCCGCACCACGCCCAAGGGCGAGCCCTGGGACACGGCGCCGAGCCAGTGGACGTGGGAGCACTTCTCGGCTGCGGTGTCCGCGTGATCCTAGACCTCGCGCTCAGCCTGCTAGCCCTCGTCGCGGCCATCTTGGCCATCGGCGTGGCTGGCTGGCTCCTGGACGCGATCGAGTGGCTGCGGGGGCTGCTGCGCTTAGTCGCGCTCGGCCGCAGCCGGTAGTCGTTCGCGGGCCCAGTCGGCTACGTCTTCAAAGGCATGGTAGACCCCGCGCGATCGTGGGCTCAGGTAGCCGCCGTGGTGGCTCATGCCGGCCTCGCACCGCTCCACCACCTCCCCCATCGCCCGCGCGTAGCCCTGCGCGCGTTCGGCGTCCAGGGCGGCGAGAAGCACGGTTGGCGATACGCTCGTGGTCGTGTCGTGCACAGCGTAGCGCAGGTTACCCTCTGCCGTCAGCATCGCGCGCCACTCGTCGGAGTCCACCGCGCGCGCCCTCGACGGCGCCGCATCCGCCACGGCAAGCCATGCGGCCCGCGCATCCACCACCGCCTGAGCCAGCGTGCGGAGGTCGGTCACGGGCTCACCTCGCGGTCAATGCGGCACGCAAGGCACAGGTCGCAGTCGGCGTTGTGGCCATCGGAGTCGCAGTCGCAATAGCAGTCGCATCCCTCGTCGCTCAGGATGGCGCCCACACGCTCTATCCGGGCCTCGGCAGCGCGTAGGCGGGTGATGAGGGCGCGCACGTAGTCCACTGCCGCGCCCTCTGGCTTGCCGTCTGCCTCCAGCACAGCGATCAACTCGCGCCATCCCGCGTCGCTGCTGGTCCACAGCAGCTCGCGCATCCGAAGCCCTGCCTCGTGGGCCATGAACGCTCGGAGGTCAGCAGTGAGCACCTGCGCGCAGTCGTCCGTCAGTGCCGCACGAAGGCCCGCGTTCAGGCGCTTCCGCACCGCATCCAGGTCTATGGCGCTCATGATGCGCCTCCCTGCTGGGCGTCGGGCTCCAGCAACGCGAGGGCGGCATGCAGGCAACCCGCACAGAACCAACGCGCATCGTCCTCCAGCGCGGCCATCATGATGACAGTCGCGGACTCTTCGTCGCCGCACTCGTCGCAGATGTATTCACCAGGCTTGAACGCTTCCATCAGGCGCCTCCCTGCTGGGCGTCGATGGCCTCGAGCATGGCGCGGAGGAGAGCGAGTGGCACCGTGGTATGCGTCACGGTGAGGTATGGCTCGCCGGGCCGCCACTCGGCCTCTACGTCGTCGTGGATGTCCGGGCAGGCGCAGCGCTTCACGGTGGGCTGCGGCACGTCTACCACCTCGGGGGCGGGTGGCGCGGGGGCCACGCACTCCGCGTCGAGGGCATCGCTCACTTCGCCGATGCCCAGCGAGTACGCGTCGGCGACCTCGCTCAGCGAGGCTCCCCCGGCTCGCATCTCCACGATGGCCTTGCGGAAGGCTGGCGTCATGTGCGGCTTGCTGGCCACCCGCTCTGCCTCGGCCGCACTCAGTGCAGCGGCGTAGCGGGCGCGGTGCTGCGCGTAGATCGCCGGCGCGTCGGGCACCTCCTCGCAGCGGCGTACGTCCTCCGGGTGCCAGCAGTTGGCGTACTCGGGTACGTTGTTCATGCAGATCGAGCGATGGAGCACTAGGTTCGCCATGTCGCGCCGGCTCAGCCCCAGCGCCTCCCTCCGCTCACGTAGCCGCTCCGGGCTGCTGTTGGCGTTCTTGAGCACGCGCAGCGGGCAGTAGTCCGGCGGCACGTAGCCGCCCCACGTGAACGTCCGCTTCGGCGCAGCCGCGTTGCACAGGCGGTCGCCGTCGTAGTGCTCGCAGTCGCCGCACGTCGCGGGTAGCCGCTCTGGGCTGTCCTCTGCGGGCTCGGGGCGCGCTGGCTCGGCTGCGGCGAGCTCGTCACGCCAGCGGGTGAGGGCGCGGACAAGCGCGTCAAAGCTGACGTCGTATCCGCTGCGCACGTGGTCCGGGATCGCATCGCGCCACGCGTCGCCGAAGTGCATCGGCATGATCACGAAGTGGCCCGTGACAGCCTGGTCGATCGCCCGCTCTACCTGCTCTCGTGTGATGGGGTCAGTCATGGGACCCCTCCGCCATCATGGCCTTGCCCTCGTCCGACGAGATGCCCGCCGCCTTCGCCCACTTGCCCATGCGGTTCCACCACATCGACTTGCTGCTGCTGGTAGCCGGGTGCGTGAACACCTCCACGCAGCGCGGGCCGTGCTCCTCGCACCACGCACGCATGGCCGCGCGATGCCCCGCCGTGATGGCCTTGCGCTCGGCCGCTTGGATCTCGGCATCCTCGATGGGGTCGCATTCGAGCATCTCTGCCACGGCGACAGCGGCACGCTCCTCGAGATCCGGCAGTCGCTCGGCGCACCACCCGGCGGCGATGGCCTTGACGCGGCTCTTCTCGTCGGCCTGCTTCGGGTCGTCGTAGGTGTGCTCGGGCGCGATGATCTCGCCCACGTGCACGTCACTGCCGCCCACGTTGACGGTTCCACCGCTGATCTCGCGCACCTCGTCCATGCTGTAACAGCCGGCCAGCACGTCACCAGCGAACGCGCGCGCGGCACTCGACACGCAGCGGGCCGTGAGCATGGCCTCTGGGTACGTGCTCCACGGGCCGCTGCCGCCCCACAGCTTGGCTTTCTTCGCGCGGTCAACGTCCCACACTTCCGTGTGCGTGGTGCCGTCCGGGTGCGTGAGGAGGAGCTCGCAGCGCGTGTCGCTCTTGTCCTTCCACACCACGCGATAGCCAGCGCGCCGCAGCAAGCCGACCATGAGCGAATAGTCCATGCCGACCTTGCCGTTGACCAGGAACAGCCCGCGCAGGGCCGCCATGGGAGGGATGCCCAACTCGTCACCCGCCATGATGACGGCAAGTGCCGCGCCCTTCGTGGTGATGTGCTTCGGCAACATCGGCCCGGCATCGCCGAGCGCATCCGCCACCTTGACCAGCGCACCCAACTCGCTTCTCACAATCGCATCAGACATCGCACACCTCCCGTTCGCCCTTGCCACACTCACCACATCCCGGGCACGTCACGTGCCCATCACCAGAGCAGTCGCGACAGGAGTCGCTCTCCCATGGATCGACCACGCGGCCTGCCAACGGGTCCACGCCCGTCCTACCGCAGCGACCACACGGCACCATGCCGCCATCGCACTCCACGTCATCGGGCGGCTCCATGG